AACCCAATTAATATCATCAAAACTTACTTGAGATGATGTTTGTCTTATTCTGTAATATAATTTAATATTATCAGCATCTTTTACATTTGCTGTAATTTTTACATTTATTCCTGTTCCAGGTGATTGAATAGAAACTTCTTTTGTTAAATATTTTGAAATTCCTGAAGTATTTTTTGAATTAGTTTCTTCTGAGAATATAGCTCCAGTACTATATTCTAAAGAAGCAATTTCAAAATATCTTTCATTACCAGCCTGAATACTTGGGAAAGTAATATAATCACCAACACGGAAAATATCATTTTGTTGAGCTGCAAGTGTAGTAGCTCTAGTAAATGATGTATCAGTTATTGAAGTAAAGTAATCATCATTTAAAGGTTTTTTGTCATTTTCAACAAATAACTCTTTTGTTTTTGGATCCCAATTTATTATATTTCCAGTGATTTTATTTTCGTAGATGATAGTCAAATCTTGAGAATTTCTGGCAGTTGCAACTTCATTTAAATTAAATGAAATCGGATCTTCAACTACAGATGCAGTTGTTGAAATTTTTGCTGTTGTTTCATCTCCATATTGAATATCCTCTCCAGTTATAAAAGCATTACTACTCTTAGTTTTAACAAATAATTGTTGACCGCTTATTTTAACAATAACTCCAGAAGCACCAGAAGTTTGTCCAGAAACTATTTCTCCTAATCCACCAGTAGGCACTTGATCTACAATAAATTTATAAACAGGATAGAATTTAATAATTTGATAACGTTTTCCAAATCTATTTTCAAATCCAGTTGGATTTTCTAATCTAGTTGTAGCTAGTTTTACTGATGAGCAGCGCAAATCAATTATTGGAGATAAGTATGAAATGTCAGATGATAAGTTTATTTTATATGTTAAAGATCTATCAATATTATTAGAAACTTCATTAATTCTAGAACCTACTATTTTTTGATTTGTAAAATAATGAGTTTGATTTATAAAAGTTTTCTCGTAATCATTTTGCGAATATGAATTATAGTTTTGTGTATTTGAATCAATTGGAATAATATTTGTAGTTTTTACGAAACTATCAATAGATGTATTATTTACTTGAAGATAACCAACTTGTGCATATAATTTTTCATATTTTCTATTATACGAAGCTAAAACTCTGGAACCTCCTCCAATTAAAGTTGAGTTAGCTCTAGTTGGAGCGGAAATGGTATAAAAGTCTGTTCCATTATCAATAATATTAAATAATGTATTATTCATAGTTACGCTAGTTAATCCACCAACATCATCTAATGACTTAAAGAATGTATATGATTTTGTATTTTCAAACCCATTATTAAGATGATTTATTTTTGCAATAAAATTATTATTTTTAAATAGACTTGATGATGCATTTGAATCGGCAAAAGCATATGTTTCTACTGGATCAACTGGAAGTTTTTCTAATCCTAGTAATTCATTAGTTAATAATATTTCTGCAGTTCTACTGTTATTAAATTCGGCTCTGTAAAGAGAGAATTTAATATCTTCGAATAAATCTTCTGTCCAACCACCTATGTTTTGTGATTTATAAACAGATCCAAGTAATGGCTGAGAAGAAACACTTACACTAGTTGCAATTTCAGTTTCTCCTAGTTTAGATGCCCATAATTGGTAGTCAATAGAGTCAGTTTCTATAGTTAATGCATATTCTATATTGTTTTGTAAATATACTGGATACTGGAAATTAAAACGGGTTGGGGTAGTAGAATCTGTAGCAGATCCATCATCGATTGCAACGCCCATTCTAACTGCTGGCGTATCAATTTCTATTTCAGCTCTAATAATTGCTCCAGAAGCCCCAGATCCAACTCCTCGAATAACTACAGATGGAGAATCTGTATATCCAGAACCAGCTAAAATTAGTTCTGTATTATAGATTTTTCCATTGGATACACTTACAATACCAGTTGAATTACTTCCTCCTGGGAGTTGAGGACTTTCGATTGTTATTGTAGCTGCTTCATATTTTTCTCCAGTGGAATCTAAAATTAATCTAGAAACTTTTCCAGAATCTTTAGCAATTGTTACAGTCAAATCTGTTGCATTCGCATTATTAAATAATATCAAAGAAGGAATTTCTAAGATTTCATTTTGAGAAAATGATGTTCCATTATGATTACTTAAAGCTAATGTATAAATTTGCTCATTTGATAGTGAATATTCTCCAGAAGAAGATGGTGTCAATTCATTATTAAAATTATCATATACTTTTTCTAGTGGACCTGCTGCATTTGATTTAGATCCTTTTATAATCTCTCCTTTTTTAATTGATAAGAGACCACTACAATAAACTCTCAAATAAGTATATGGCATTACGATAGATTCAGATCCAGGAACTATATACTTACCTGGCTTACCACTTTCTGTGTTTGTAATATAAACTCTTATTGGAGTTACATTACTCTTTTTCTGGAAGAATAAATCAACACCAGTAACAAAAACTCCTCCATCATAATTTTCAACTTTAAATGTTTGTGCCAATGGATTTGGTCTAAATTCTATGTCTGTATTACTATCAACTAGCTGTAAACCTTCATTTGCTTTAAAGGTTGCTGGATATGTAGAAATAATTGAAGATGGATTTTGAGGTAAAATACCAGTAGAATAGAATTTACTTTCTGCATACGTTTCTGCAGAATTAATATTTTGATTTGTAGAGTCTGAAGTAAATCTAATAGTTTCTGTACCACAAGTAAATCTAATTTCTTCGGAAGAATTATCGTAAGCTACAGTATTTACATCTCCAGTCCATCTAGTATTTTCTACAGGTGGTAATCCAGCTGGGATTAAGATAATTCCACTAGCATTACCATTTTCGTCGGTTATTATGGGAGAATTAAAAGCAGTGAGTGAATTTCCTGCAATTCCAGTAAATCTAGAATCTGGATTTACCCATCTACCAATATTTCTTCCTTCCATGAAAACATACAACTGAGTCGATGCTTTCATCCTAGTAACTTTAAATTTAACAGGAATACTTCTTGCAAAAAATTGTGCAGATGAAATTACAGAAGTATTGTTAATTGTATTAGATTGAACTCCTTTTGCAAGCTCATTATTTTGTGGACTAATATTAGAAGAACTAGAAATAGTTGCAACATCAACAGAAGACTCAATAATTTCTGTATTAATATTAGCAAATGAAGAAATATTATAGAATACTTTTTCTACACCAACCCAGTTAGTTACAAAAGAATCAAATAAACTAGCATAAGCATCAGATGCATTTGATTTTGCTAAGAATATAGAGAATAAATTTGTGTTATTATCAGTTACTAATGGGAATACAGATTTATCATACCATTGATCAATTTTTGGTGATATCTCCAAATCTCCTGCATATTGTAAAACTACAAACGGATTTGGGTTTATAGTTTTAGTAGCAAAATTATTTCCAAGTAATTTAATATTTTCAAATGGTAGTGATAAAACTCCATTGGAATTTACATAACCAGCTATTTCACGCTGATCTTGCTTCTTATAAACTTCTTCTAAAACAAAGCAATCTTCATTTACTTGAGGACGTAAAAGAGATTGTTGAGTATCTATCGAACATCTATAGTCAGCTGATCTTAAATTTCCTACTTTATGACTTTCAAAATTATCAACAATAAAACCACTCTTAAATCTATCAAAACCAATATCATCTTTAACTTGCATATTTAATGCTTGTTGTTCGAGAATACTAAGCGTTGTATAATATTCTAGTCTTTCTACACGCTTTTCAAGTTTTCCAATATCTCTCATCGTATATCTACGATTATCTACTGGAACAATTCTTACATCTTTACTTGATTTTGTGTATGCAGGGATATAAAGATAATATAAAGCTATTGCATCATCAACTGGAGCTGGATTTGATGGATTTAATGAAGAATTACCTTCTTTAATAATAAAGTTTCCTTTTTTATCTAAAAAGACTCCATCAATTCTATCTAGATATCTAGATTCATTAAACTTGACAGTAAATTGAATATTATTATCACTAGCTGGAGTACTTGCAAAAACCCCACCCGATTTAGAGAATGATAAAAACTCATCTTGAGAAAGTAATGAGTTATCTTGGAAACCTACTATAATATTTGATGAGTCAGCTTTTGGTCTAAAATCAAAAACATCTTTTAATGAAACAATGCCATTAACAGAAGAATTAAAGAATGGAATTTCTTCTTCAGAAACTCCAGATTCATGTAAATATGAATCTACTGTACAAAAATCTCCTTGAGAATGTTCAAAATAATCAAATCCAATAACTAATTGTCCTGTAGTTTGTTCAAATCCAGGCTTTAAAACAATTCTAGATACGTCATAAAATGTTTCTCTTTGTCCATTGTCAAATGTAAATCT